GCAGCCGAGATTGACCGCCTTGTCGAGATCAACTTGAGGGCCTTACGGCAGAAGCGCGGTACAGTCTTGGCCGCGCTCTACAACCGAGCGCAGACCTGTGAATCCACACGCGATGCAAACCAAGCCGCCGAGCTGTTCCTAAAGTGGACCGGCGATATCGGGGGCGACGGTAGTAGAACTTATGTCAACGTCAATAACACGGGCACTCCAGAAAGTCGTGACGAAGCGCTCGCCGAAGCAATCCGCAGGCTGCGCGGGCACAACGGCAGCGGAGACGGACCTTCCGAAAACGAAGCATGAACTGCGCGAACGGATCATTACCGACCTCGTGTTCTGGCTGGAGACGTTTTGCAGTGTGCGCGACTACAGCGGCAAGGGCATTGTTCCGTTACGTCTCAACGCGGGCCAGCGGCGCTACTGGACCGAAATTGTCAAGCCCGGCATCCAACGTGACCTCGACGCCAAATCCAGAAAATACGGACATACCACTTTTCGTATTGGCGAATCAGAGCACGGGATATGCTACCGAGAGGGACGAACGGCTCGCATTGTTGTTCCACGATGGCAAACCGCCCTTACCGCAGCGCAGATTGCGGACACGCTCTACACGTCTGCGCGGAAGATTCTTGTTGAGCTGGCCCGCATTGCTGGCGTTGGTGATAACTATTTCATTCCTCAGCGTACCAGCGATAGCCGGTTCCGGCACGAGTTGGGGGAGACTCAAAGCGTGCTATGCATCGAGACCGCAGCCGGGCAAGGTGTCGGACAAGCCGACCGCTCAGATGACCTCTACCTTACCGAATACGCTGATTGGGAACACCCCGAAGCCGCATACGACGGGCTCATTGGCTCTGTGCCCGTCGGCATGCCCGATACACGCGTCACCATTGATTTCAACGCCAACGAGACCTGGCTGGGCTCAGACGCCTACGTCCTATGGTCCGGGGCCAACGCCAAGGGCGACGACTGGAACGGGTACAAGCCGTTTTTCGTCGGGGTGCTCGATGTGCCCGAGGTCTACAGCGCCGAACACCTGGACACGCAACGCCGGGCCATGCGCGAACGCTACCGGCTCAGTTATCCCGAGACCACAGACGACCTCATGTACCAGCGCGACCGGTGCGTGTTTCCGCTGGGCGACATTCGCACTTGCACAACGGACGGATACATCGGCGACGCTGCCGAGAAGTACTTGCACGGCGTGGACACTGCGACCGGCATGGTGGACGGCGACTGGCAAACGTGCGTTACGCTCGGATGGGACGGCGAGCGATGGGTCGAAGCGTGCGAGCCGATACGCGAGAGGATAGCCGAGGATGTTTTCGCGGAGCATGTGGATTCCAGGGCTAGGCAGTATCCCGGGACCGTGGTGGTGGAGCGAAACGTTGGAAGTGCCGTTTTGGTCAAGCTCCGCGAACTCGCTACGCCCGGTTTGTACCGCCACCGTGATCGAGACCGCGACGGGAAGCAAGTTATGCGGCTGGGTTACGCAACCACGTACTCGAGCAAACGAGTTATGATCGCCGACACACGCAAGGCATTGTCCGATGGAACGGTAGCGATTGCTACGCCCGACCTCATACGGGAACTGTCCGAGTACGAGTGGGCCACGAACGCCGAGGGCGACCAACGCCGGGAGATCGCATCGGCCCCTAGCCGGCGGGGCGCGCACGACGACCTGGTAATGGCGTTCATGCTCGCGCTCCAGGGCCAGCACGTGCCGTACGCCGAGCGGCTGTATTCGACACGATGAACACGGGAAACGCAGACTTGTATCTTGGCGACTGCCGCGAAGTAATGGCAACGATGGACGCCAACAGCATCGACGCGATTGTCACCGACCCGCCGTACGGGTTGGAGTTCATGGGTAAAGAGTGGGACAGGTTGTGGGCTACGCGCGATAAATCCAAGGACTTGACGGGGAAGAGTGGCAGCCCATTCCTGGCTGCGGGCGTGAATAAATACATAGCTGGGGTGCAGGCGCAAGACTGGCACTATACCTGGGCCGTCGAGGCCCTCCGCATCGCCAAGCCGGGCGCGCACCTGCTCGCGTTCGGTGGGACGCGGACTCACCACCGCCTCATGTGCGCGATCGAGGACGCGGGCTGGGAGATACGCGATACCGTGATGTGGGTATACGGTAGCGGGTTCCCGAAGTCGTTGGATGTGAGCAAGGCGATAGACAAGGCGGCGGGGGTGGAACGACTTGTGGAGCGGCGTCTTGTGGCCGATTTGCTTGGCGAGCGCGAGTTGGCTGTAACTTATAATGGGGCGTCCAACATCGGCAGGAAGCGGGACGGGAAGTTGGGATACGCACCTGGAAACGAATACCCAATTGTGGATCGTACAGTCGCGATCACATCTCCTGCTACCGACGCCGCCCGCCAATGGCAAGGTTGGGGCACCGCGCTGAAGCCCGCATGGGAGCCGATCATCATGGCGCGCAAGCCGCTGGACGGAACGGTAGCCGAGAACGCCCAGAAGTGGGGCGCGGGCGCGATCAACGTGGATGCGTGCAGGGTAGGGACGTCTAAAAATGTTCCCTACTCGCCAAAGCGTGAGGCCGCATCGACGCACACGGTATCTCTTCCTGGATACGATGGCGGAAGCGGGCATGACCATACTACCGGCCGCTGGCCCGCGAACCTGATACACGACGGGAGCGACGAAGTGCTGGCGGGATTCCCGGAACGAAATGTGGCACCAAGTGGCCCGAATACAGGAAAGAACAGAACGGGGATGTTTAAATATCCCGGACACGCAACCCCTGGGAGCGACGGCTCCGCCGCCCGATTCTTCTACTGCGCCAAGGCGAGCAAGACTGATCGGGACGAAGGGTGCGAGGATCTTGATGCTAAGCGCACGACGTTCGCGGATGGAACGGGATTAAAAAACAACGGCGACGGCACTCCACGTAACCAGCATCCAAGTAGCCACAATACCCACCCTACAGTTAAGCCCACCGCCTTGATGCGCTACCTATGCCGACTCGTTACACCTCCGGGTGGAATTGTACTTGACCCATTCATGGGCTCAGGGTCAACGGGGAAAGCCGCGATTGCCGAGGGCTTCCGATTCGTGGGCATCGAGACCGACCAGGGATATTTTGACATTGCCCGCGCACGTATCCGGCATGCACAGGAACGTGTCGCAGATGTAGCGCCGCTGTTTGCCGAGCAGCTATGTTCGACGAGGTAACGACGTGGGAACGATAACAAGTATTCGTAGGGCGCTCAAGATGGACCCAAAACCAGAGGGCGAGGCGGGCCTGTCAGGGCTGCCGTGGCCTCCGCCCGAACACGCGGCGCGGGTTGCCGCGTACAGGCAGAATCACCTGATATGGGCCGGTGAGCACGAGCGGGTACTACTCTCCAACGACGTGCGCATGGAGGGCCAGTATACCACCGTCAATATCGCCAAGAATATCGTGACGATTGCGGCCGACATTCTGTTCGGCGAGGAGATCAAGTTCACATTCCCCGACGACGCCAGCGACGAGGACGCCCAGCGCGTACGCGACATTATCGAGCGGAACGAGTTCACCACGCTACTGTACGAATCGGCGCTCGACACGGGTTACGCGGGCGACGGCGTGTTTGTTGTTGGGCGCGACGACGAAGAGCAGGCTATTATCCACACGGTTCCGGCCGAGAACTGGTTCCCGGAACAGAACCCGGACAATATCCGCGAGGTCACAAAGCACACGCTCGCGTGGGAGCGTGCCTACGGCAAGGACAAGTATCTGCGGGTTGTCGAGCATACGCCTGGGCTTGTTGTAAACGGGCTCTACCAGCTCAAGGGCGGCAAACTGGGCGCACCCGCGACGCAGGATGAATGGGCGCGACTCTACGGCGACAATGTGCCCCCCGAGAAGGTTGAGACGGCCGTCGAGGACTTCCTGGTCGTGCATGTGCCGAACTTCCGCACGAGCCGGGAGTATTTCGGGCAAAGCGAATACGCCGCGGGCGTGCAGTCGATCTTCGGCGCGATAAACGCCCGCGTCACGCAGTCGGACGGTATCCTGGACCGGCACAGCGACCCGAGCATGGCGCTCCCTTACGACGTATGGGCGCAAGCCACAAAGGGGGGTACGCGCGACGTGGACCCGGCCGAGCTCTCGGTCGTGGCCCTGGGCCAGAACGGCGAGAAGCCAGAATACATCACCTGGGACGGCCAGCTGGAGAACAACTACCGGCTAATCGACAAGCTGATCCACCTGCTTGGGGTTGTGACAGAGACCGCACCGCAGCTGTTGCACGCCGAAGGATGGGGCGGCGACTTCTCGGGCCGCGCGCTAAAGATCCTGTTGCTTCGCACGCTCGCCAAGGTGAACCGCAAGCGGCTTTACTACGACGCGGCGATAAAGAAGATTTTGGAACTCTCACAGCTCATCGAGGGCGTCGATCCGGTTCCGGTTGCGATTATATGGCCAGACGGGTTGCCGCAGGATGTGCGGGAGACCGTCGATATAGTCGAGCGGCGGATTGCGGGCCGCACATTGTCTCGTAAGCGCGGGATCATGCGCATGGACGACAGCGACGAAAAAGAAGCCGGGGAGGCCATCGTGGAGATCGACGACGAGGACGGCAGGGACCTCGAGCGCGTTGCTGCGTTCGCGCCACGAAGCGGCACAGCGAAGCCTCCGATACCGGTGCGTATTAACCTGGGCCAGGGGGGCGAAGAGTGATGTACGAACTGGTGATCCTGCGGGTTATCGCGGCGCTCCTCGTGGCCGTGTCAATCGTGCTGGTGATCGCGCTTATAACGGCCGCCAAGGGTACGCGCGGGCCGAGGATAGGGTAGATGGCAATCGCAATCTCGCAAGTAAACGACCGGCCGCCATCGAACAACGAGGCGCTTGTCGCCATGTATAAGCAGGCCGCGCTGGAGCTGAAGGAGCGCGCACGGCAGCGGCTTGTGCGAGACGCGCGTAAGCTAACGAAGGAATCGCTCCGGGCGCGCATGCTCGAGCGCGAGGTTGCCGACATACTCGAGCGCCTGGACGCGGATACGGCACAGTGGATCGCGGATAACATCCCGAGGGCGTATTTGAAGGGCGCGCGCAAGGCCCAACTCGGGCTTGCCGAGATCGGCATCGAGGAGGCTATCGACTTGACGCCACTAATCCACGAGGCCGCGGTACAGGTGCTCGTAAACGGTGCGCAAGACGGGTTCGCGGTCGCTACAGACCAACTCGCCAAGGGATACCGGCAAGTCGTGAAGCGCACGCAGCTTGCACTCGCAAAAGACCAACTCATGCAAGAGACGATTGCGGGCGAAATCATTACCGGCAAGACGCAGCTCGCCACAAAGCGCGAGCTTGTGGAGCAATTGCTTGCCGAGTACGGCGACAAGCCGTTCCGCGTGGGAGCGCGCACGTTCGAGGCGGGCGAGTATGCCGAGATCGTGTCGCGCACGATGGAGGCCGAGGCGTCTACCGCGGGCACGGTGAACGCAATGGTCGATGCAGGCGAGGACTTGGTGATGGTCTCGGCGCACGGTGGCTGCGATGTATGCGGCGAATTCGAGGGCAAGATATTCTCAATAAGCGGCACCAGCGACAAGTACCCGGATCTGGATAGCACACCCAACGGTGGGCCACCGTTTCACCCGAACTGCCGGCACGCGCTGTTGCCGTTTGTCGAGGACTTGGCGAGCGGCGCCGAGATTCGGCGCGGGTTGGGTGTGCGCGACGAGGTGCTGGGCAAGACCAGCGGCGAACTTGCAAAGATGCTACGACGGGAGGCGAGGGCGTGATAACCGAACGCGATGCGCACCCGGTACGCGCGAAGATGTTCGTTCCGTGCCCGGTGACACACTGTACCGTGCGCATGCCCAACGGCTACGAGCGGCACAGCCGGATGCAATTACACCTTATCGGGCGTGACGGTAGGCAGCTCATACGCCCCTACAACGACGGGCCGTACTACCAGTGCGAACGCGAGGGCTGCGAATTCCACCGGCACCCGCGCGGGTTGCACGAGATGAACTCCGAGTGGATACGCGACGGCCACAGGTGGGATGCCGACAAGCACGTGCGAGAAGCTGCCGACATTCACCGCATGAACGAGGTGCTGATATGAGGACCGGGAGCAGGCTTTACCCACGCAGGCGGCGGCGCTGGCCGCGCGGCAATTGCCGATGGGGCAACACGCGGGCGCTGTGGGCATGGTCGCGCACGGACTCCGAACGCTGCGGCGATCGCGTACCGTCCGCACGCCCAGGGCTTGAAGTATTCGACCGCGACGGCGATCTAACGCCGGTACCGCAGTTCGCGGCATATATCACCAGGACCGGCGAGTACGTATACATAGACGGCGTTGACAGACAACGCGAGGAAACCAGGAAGGAAAGTCAGACGTGACAGAAAACACGGTCAGCACACCGGGCGCTGCGAACCCCGGGCCGGGCCAGCCACCCGACAAAACGGCGACGACCGCCGACGGCGATGCAGTCGGCAAAGGATTTCTCGACAGGATCGCGGGTCTCACGGCCGAGCGTGACCGCAAGGACACGCAAATAGCGAAGCTCGAAAAGCAGATCGAAGAGGAACGCAAGAAACACCAGAGCGACGACGAAAAGCGCATGGAAGCGCTCGCCGACGCGAAGTACGGCGACCGAATACAGCGATTGGATGCGCTGGTGGAACACTTGACGGCGATTCGAGACGACAAGCTCAAGGCCGTTCCCGCTGAGTACGCAGCATACATCGATAGCAACGCACCCGTAGAGCGGCAGATTCAGCAGATTGAGACCCTTGCAAAACTCCTGTCGGACAAAAAGATGCTTCCCGCCACAGGCGCGCCCGGAACGCCAGCGTCAACGGACGCGGGGCCACTCACCCGTGAGGGATACAATTGGGTAACGTCCCTTGCTAGCTCTTCCAATCCCAAGGATCGAGAGGAGTACGAGAAACACTGGCCTGCGTATCGTGACGCCATCAAGGCGGGGAAGTTCAAGTTACGATGAGGTGAACAATGGCTCGCGTTTACACCGATGCGGGGACGACTACCACATTAACGGAGATGATCCCGGCGATCATCGCCCCGGAGATCGTGGCGTCCGCCGCTCGAATGGAAGTATTCAGACCGCTCGCCCGTGAGTTCGACATAACGGGACAGCCGGGCGGAACGGTCGATGTGGTGAACACTCCCGCTATCACATTCGGAGCGCAGACCGAAAACCTGGCTCCAGACTACGACACGTTCGACACCGGCAAGCGGACGCTCAATCCGGCCTTGCAGGTGTGCGACGTTGGTATTGGTCTCATGGCGTGGGAGGAATCCGGCATCAGCGTGCTGGATTCTGTGAAAAAGGAGGCCGGGCAGGCGCTCGCGCTTTCGAGAGACGCCCTGTTCGCCGCGCTCTACACGGAAGCCCCGGCGAGCGGCCCCGATCACGAGATCGGCACCGACGGCGTGGCGCTCTCGTACACGTCGCTGTGCGCTGGCATGGCGCTGCTTGCCACGCAGAACGCGCCGCGGCCCATCGATTGGGTCGTGACGCCGACGCAGTGGTACGGCGAACTCGCCAAGGACAACACGCTCATCGACGCGAGCATCAAGGGCTCGCCCGTGCTCACGCAGGGCATGGGGGCTAACGGTTTCATGACGCAGGTCTACGATTGCCGGATTTTCGTATCCGATCAGATCGTGCCGTCGTCCGGTACCGTGTACGAGTCGATGATGTTCTCGGAGAAGGCGGCGTTAGGATACGCATTCCGGCGCATCACGTCCCCCATGACCGGCGCTCCCTCGGAGTTGCTGGTTGATGTGGATTGGGATTCTGGCGGTCGTACGTACAACATCAACATGTCGTACTACGCTGACGCGGAAGGCTGCAAGGGCACCAGCACCACGACCAACACCTGGCTAGTCTCCATCGTGAGTTAGGAGGTGGCAAGATGGCGCTAAGCGCAGATGCGAACACGTTCAACGCAGCGGTGGATGCACTCATGGCGGCATGGGAGGTCTACTGCGACACGTTGGCTACGAACACTAAGGTTGCAGTCGCGTTCATTCAGAGCCACCAGGGAAGCCAGGCGGCGAATACGGAGTACGGTACTGACGCCAGCGATACGGGAAAGTTTGTCGGTGGTGTCTTGCATTACTTCGATTACAACCCGAACATCACGGACTACCATCCGCTCGAAGTCGGGGGCAAGCCGCTCTTCTGGAAGATCTCGAATGTCGCGGGTGACCTGACAAGCTGAGGACTCTAACCAGGTGGGGGCAGCAATGCCCCCACCACCAAAACGGAGAACACGATGGGCGAATACGAAGAGGCAAGGGCCGCCATGCAGGCGCGCAAGACGGCCAGGGGCGGTAAGCCGATGAAGCGGCAGATGGTGACAACGGACCCCATATGGGGAACGCTGAATAAGGACAAGTGGTGGGGCAAGGTGACACTGATGGAACGGCCGGACAAGGGACAACGCTACATCCCAAAAGATGAAGTCGAGTTGGCGAAGAAAAGAGGGTGGGTTGTCGTAGAAGTCGAGGACCCGACCAAGCCGCGGGCGAAAGAGCCGCAGCCGAAAGAAGAGCCGATAGAGCCGCCGAAGCGCGGGAGGTAACACGATGAAACGAGGGATTGTCGCGGGGTTCCTGTTCGCGCTTGTTGCGGGTGTGGGCGCGCTGTCGCTGTCGAGCACAATCGATATGCACCGATACAGTTCGCAGCACGCGCTCAACAAGATGCTCAACGAAAGGCCCACCGAATACACGCTGCAAGAGGCGTTGAACATCATTGCCCAAACTCCGGCCGAACGCGACACGCTGGTAACGCTGTTCACCTGGATTTTCGACGACGGCTCGAAAAACCTGTGGAACGCAACGGCGTGGGCGGACTCGTTTACCGCATACGACCAAGTGGCGACGGTATCGGTTATCGCGCATAACGCTCTTTATGGAGATACCACAAATACCACGCTCTCGCCGGCACGATTGCGCGCGCTAGAGGCGCGTGGTTGGGATATACAGGGACATGGCTATACGCACGGCGACAGCTTGTGGGCCAGCTCTGGTGCTTACGCGATGTGCCAGGGACAAACGAACCGCACGCAGTACATGCGCGAGTGGACGCGGTGTATGGCTGCGTTTGACACACTGGGCCTACGCCCGCCGCGCGGGTTCTCGTGGCCGTGGTCTGGTGGGAATCAGATTGCCAAGGAAGAGGCCACGAAAGCCGGATTTGATTACGGCTTCGCCTCCGCGCAGACCGCAACCAACGGAATACGATATTGCTATCCGGTAGAGGTTGAGAGGATATTCGGTTCTCGCTACATCGCGGCATACCCGGGCATACTCCCGGATCGGTACGAGATTGGCCAGTGTATCGGGGATGCCAACAATTACAGCACATTCAGGGCAAGCGTAAGGCGCGGCATCAAGGCGCGCGGGTCGTGGATTGTATACATTGGCCACAGCCCACAGGCGTGGGAATCGACAACGGGGCACCAATTCGAGGAGGCGCTTGGGTTTATAGATTCGCTTCGCACCCTGGGCCTCTTGCGCGTGGTGACCGCCCGCGAGGGATACGAACTGATGTTCGAGACACCAATCGGGCCGTCTGCGAACTTCATGTATCCCAACCTGCCCGATGTGGACGCCGACAACCAGCCGGATTTCGTGAACTCGGTACGCGATTCGATGGAGATCGGACTTGGGGCGAACACGTTCACGTCCGCAGGTACGCGCGACTCGGTATTCGTGAGTGCAAGCCGGCCGAACCACGGCGTCATGGGTTGCGGCTACATCCTGACAGCGAATAACGGGTACTACGAAAAGGGGGATGTTGCCGGTTATACGTCGGCCGGAAAGCAGTACACGCAATCGTACTACTCGCGCGACTTTCAATTCCGATTCCCGAACGCATGGCGTGGGAGGCGCGTCACGTTTGAATTTTGGGCGCAGGTCGATATGCGCCGTCACCGCGCGGCGCTCACCACCGCCGATACTATCGGCGTTACATTCGAGGCTAGGCGCGAGGGTACGTGGGGCCGATATGGAACGACATCACTGCCGCAGGCCGTGCAGTCAACCGACGAAGCTGGGGGATACGCAACCAACGTTAGCGGGGCCGATTACATATACTGGGCGGCAAGCTCGGCGCAACTCGGCTGGCCAAGCCACAGCACATTCGCCGCGACGGACACGGTAGGGGGGACCTGGAAGCATGTGCAAGGTACGTGGGTTGTGCCGCCGTGGGCAGACTATCTGTTCGTGAACATCGTCCAGGATAGCGGCTTCAAGAACAAGGCGGTAAGGCTCAGCAACTTCTCGATAACGAGACAGCCCGCGACAGACGGGCAGACGTGGTGAGGTAAACGATGACATTCGCACTTGTGGCAACGGTGGGTGCGGCAACCGCGAATAGCTATGTGACCGTCGCAGAGGCGGCCACCTATTTCGAGCACCACCCGGACGGCGCGACATGGACCGCGCTCGCGAGCGACACGGTACGCGGGCAATATCTAATCCTCGCAACCGCGAACATAGACATGGAGCCGATAGACGGCGACAAGTACGACAACGGGACGACCTCAGGCGCTCCAAACCAGGCACTACGGTTCCCGCGTAAACGCGACTACGACACCGCAAAGTATGTCCCGGTCGAGGTCAAGCACGCAACGTACGAACAGGCGCTATACATCTCCAAGACCGGAACGTCGTCTACGCGGGCAACGCTGCAAGACCAGGGCGTAACGTCCATCTCTATCGGCGACACATCGGAGAGTTACGGAGGGCGTGCGAGCGGTAGCAAGTTGGGGCCGGAGGCGAAGCGGATACTCGCAAACGCGGGCCTGCTGAAAACGACCGGACGGTGGGATGTCTAATGGCCTGGATGTCCGAAGCGATGGCAGAGAGCGTAACGCTAACCCCGCGCGGTACGAGGCTAAACACGG